TATTCTGGAAACAGATAATATAGCTGTGGTTGTCGATGCTCAACACTATTGCGTAAAGAGCAGAGGTGTGGAGGATGTAGGATCTAGCACAGTAACAAGTAAGTTAGGTGGTTGCTTCAAGGAGGACCATCAGGCTCGTTCCGAATTCATGAACATTGTAAACAAGAGGTAAAAAATGCAACGTATTGAACCCCGTGGTCCCAGGAATACCCTATGCTTTATTCCTAGTCTGGTTCCTCTGAAAGATGTGATAGATGAAGTTATCGAAACAAAAAATTTCGATAGAGTCACAGCACGATATCCTATTACATATGACGAAGTGTTTGAGGCAATGGAAGTCTATGTGGATAATGCACGTTGGCCCAGAGACGACAGCATTCTTGTGCTAGAGGATATTCACAAAGCTTATCTGCCTGACGCAGATGTAGTTGTATCACAGATTTCAGAAATGGTGTTTTTAGGAATTTTAAACTATTCACATCACAAGCACGCCATGGGTGAATTTTTACATCAAAATGACGGTGATCTGGACACGCTATTTACTGACGGGTTATACGTAATTATCAAAGAAATTTGTGAGGATTATTTGTATAATTCTAGTAATGTCATGGACTCAAGTGATCTTCACAACATTGTTTTTGATAGCTTTGTAAATGCTTACAGTGGCGACTTTGTGGATGATATGCAACTGATATATGAATATCTGGAGTCGAACTTCGAGGACAGGGTTGGACAGAATGACCAATCTTAAGTATTCGGAAACATTTTATTCAGCTCAGGGTGAGGGTCAGTATACGGGCATACCTAGTTTGTGGATGCGTTTTTTTCTGTGTAACCTTCAGTGCGACGGATTTGGGCAGGCCGATCCCACAGACCCTGACACCTATGAACTACCGTATGAAAAGCTCGACCTGGCCGACATTACTGATGTGATGCAACTGCCAGTGTTTGACAAAGGCTGTGATAGTTCATACACCTGGTCAAAACGCTACAGGCATTTGATGACAGACCGTACAGTAACAGAAGCAGTGGATGAACTCACAGCATTGTTACCACACGGCCAGTTCTGTCATCCTGTAAGCAAGCAACATACTCACATGGTGTTTACAGGTGGGGAACCCATGCTTAAAAACACACAACCTGGCATGATTAGTGTGTTGCGTGAATTTTATCGCAGAGGAAACATGCCTAAAAACGTCACAGTGGAAACCAATGGCACCAAGCCTATTACCCCAGAGCTAGCGAAGTATATAGAAGATTTTCAGCATTACTGGGGCGGGGAGTGGATGTGGAGCATCAGTCCTAAGTTATGGAATACTGCCGGTGAGCAACCCAAGAAAGCCATACAGCCAGAAGTGATTGGCAAGTATGCAGAGGTGTCCAAACGCGGTCAACTAAAGTATGTGGTTAATGGCACAGAGGCAAGTTGGCGTGAAGTTGAGCACAACACTAAATTATTTCGTAATGCAGGATGTGATTTCCCAGTATGGATCATGGGCATAGGTGGTACATACGAAGGTCTCACTGAAACCGAAGCGTCGATTGCTGACGAAGCCATACAACGTGGGTATAACTACACTACTAGGGCACACGTTCACATTTACGGTAATGCAATAGGAAAATAATAGTGGGACATATATTTCCCAGAGATAACCGACTGGAAACACTTAAACATTCCAACGTTGATATTAAAAATAAATCAATACTAGACTATGGTGGGAATCGTGGTAATTTACTGGAAGATGGAATAGAAACTGGTGAAATATTACCAGAAAATTATACCAGTATGGATGTTGATCTAGAGGCACTAAAATATATCCAGAGCCACTGCTCTGCGGCCAACACAGTTCATTATAATCGATACAATCAGATTTATAATCCCCAGGGGGAAAAATTATTAAAATTTCCCTTTGCAGACAACACATTCGATATTGTGTATTCCTTTAGTGTAAATACTCACAGCTCGTGGGAAGATTATGTGTTTGATATTTCTGAAATGGTTAGAGTAAGTAGGGGTGTAGTGTACTCTAGCATACTTAATTTGTCAGTTATAAAGTTATTACACTCAAAGCGTATTAAAGATTATGGTTCGGCAGTGGATTTTAATGTATTCAATAATATCGATACTGGGTTATACTTTGTCAATAATGATATTATACTTGATCTGAATGAAAATATTCCTGAGGAGATTAATTTTTTACTTACTATATATAATTCCACGTGGCTAATAACAGAAATAAACAAACTAGGATACAGCGCAAGAGTACTTGATAGCTACTCTCCGAAAATACAACCCTTGCTAGAAATTATGGATAACTAAAATTATGATGAGATGTAATAAATGTGGTGCCGCACTACTCATGGAACAAATCCCAGAAGTACATATATCTGAAGTCAGAGTACCCTGTAATCAACCTGATTGTAATGGCATGTGCACCTACATAAACAATGGTCCTAAAACTCTCAATGAGATAGTAGGTGACGACGAATCAAATATTTCAGGTAATATATTAAATGGCTAAACTACCTTTTAGAATGATGCCAGGATCCTGGGGACTCAGAGGCAAAACTCGAGCAGTAGCAGAAGCAGAGTATTTGTATGAGGGCGAGGAACTTACTGCTAAACTAGCAGAGATCGATGCTGATGGCGATCCGGTTCAATCCGTACTCAATGTCTTATCTGCTAAACTCAAGGCAGGGGAAATTACACACCCAGAATATGAAAAGGAATGTGCTAACGCCAGAGACGAACCTTTTGTAAATGTATTGGACATGGGCATTGATCCTGACAACGTGGCCAATGGATATTTTGAGTTGGATTACAATGACTTGTTTGTTAAGATGTTAACAGAGCATGGCATTGTGGGTAAGTCAGATGAGGAGATAGTTAACATTTGGTTCAATCGTATCTGTAGAACTATTGTAGCGCAGGAAGGAGCAGATCTAGATTATGGTTTACAGGAGACAACCGAAAACTTATTTGTGGAAGATGTAGAGTATGTCCGTAGAGATCCAGGCCAAGCAGAAGCTAGCCAAACTGATGAATGATATTCAACCTGTGATTGATCAGCATGTTTCTGATATGACGGGAGAAGAAGTTCGCTATATGCTGGATAAAATACCAGAATTTTTAAGGATTGATCTCAAACGAGACCTGGAAAACTCTAAAAATAAGTCTATTAATACAAGTAAATTTGACGATTTATTCAACACATGAAATTATTGGAAAACACTTTCGTTCAAACAAATAGCAATATCCTTGCTGATAATGAGCAAGTAAAGATTGAACAATTAAAGCTCACAGACGATCTAAGCACTACAACAATTACTGTACATGGTATGCAGGAGTATACATTTACCTCACGATCAGGTATTGCTCAAACCTACGTGGGGGCTGGAACCATAGTATCTAGATCTGAAACATTTGATCTAAATTTGTTTAACAAAGTTGCTTTAAATCGTGGGGAGCGCGTCACAGTTATAAATAATCAGGCCATACCATTGGTAATCAATATTATTTCTGCAAACTGATTGACAGTCTTTTTAAATCGTGTTACAATGTTTGATATACTAGCAGAGTGATACATATGTCTAACTACATTATTGTTGATACATTTAACTTATTCTTTCGTGCTAAACACGCGGCCGGCCGCGCTAAAGATATTGACCTCAAGGTCGGCATGGCTCTAAATATTATGTTTAACAGTGTTAAGAAAATGTACAATGAATTCAATGGCGATCACGTAGTATTCTGTTTAGAGGGGCGCTCATGGCGCAAGGACTTTTATACGCCCTACAAGGCTAACCGCAAAGTAACTGCTGCAAAGCGTAGTGCCAGGGAAGTAGAAGATGACGAAATCTTCTTTGAGTCCTATGACCACTTAATTACATTTTTGCGTGATAAATCCAACTGTACTGTAATACAGCATCCTGAGCTGGAAGCAGATGACTTGATTGCTGGTTGGATACAGTCCCACCCCGATGATAACCATACCATCATTAGCACAGACTCTGACTTCTATCAGCTTATTGCATCCAATGTTAAACAATACAATGGCGTTACAGACACTATTGTTAGCACTGAAGGCTTCTTTGATATCAAGGGCAAGGCTAAGATAGACAACAAAACAAAACAAGTCAAATCAGCACCCGAGCCAGATTGGATACTATTCGAGAAGTGTGTCAGAGGCGACAGTGCTGACAATGTTTTTAGTGCTTACCCAGGCGCAAGACTAAAAGGCACTAAAAACAAGACAGGCATCCGTGAAGCATATGACGATCGCAACACCGGCGGCTATGACTATAATAACTTTATGCTACAGCGATGGGTTGACCATGAGGAACAGGAGCACCGTGTCAAAGATGACTATGAGCGTAATCGCACACTGATTGATCTTACGGCACAACCTGAGGATATTCGTGTTAAAATGTTTGAGACAGTTGACTCTGCCACAGACTCAGAAGCAGTGTCACAGGTAGGCATACACTTCCTTAAATTCTGTAGCACATGGAATTTGCCCAGAATTGCAGAATATCCTGACGATTTTGCGAGATTCTTGAATGCAAAGTATAAGTAATATACACGCAGAATACACTGAGGCCGATAAGGCTCAGTGGATACTCGAAAATGGGACTCCCAGATACGTATGGATTTACGAACGTGATGGAGATAAAATTTATCGCAAGCCCATGCCGCATCCAGAAGCATCACTACCGCCCTGGATGTCAACACAAAGAGAATTAGTTCGGAGCTCAAAAGAGACTGAACAATGACACACATTATGGAGAACAAACTATGAGTAAAATTATCGGTATCGACTTGGGAACTACAAATTCCTGCCTATCAGTGGTGGAAAACAATTCCTACAAAATAATTGAGAATGCTGACGGTTCCAGAACTACCCCAAGCATTGTTGCATACACCGAAGATGAAGTATTAGTGGGCACGTCAGCAAAAAGACAATCTGTGACGAATCCCACAAATACTTTGTATGCTATAAAAAGATTAATTGGTAGAAAATTTTCCGATGAACATATCCAGAAGGATTTAAACAATTTGCCCTATAAAATTATAAAAGCTACCAATGGTGACGCTTGGGTAAATGTTAACGATCAGGAATTAGCGCCACAGCAAGTATCTGCTGAAATTTTGCGTAAAATTAAGGAATATGCCGAATCATATTTAGGCGAGAATGTAACAAAGGCTGTGATTACTGTACCGGCCTACTTTAATGACTCCCAGCGTCAGGCAACCAAAGATGCAGGTAAAATTGCCGGACTAGAAGTAATGAGAATTATCAATGAGCCCACCGCGGCCGCTTTAGCATATGGCGTGGATAAAAACAGTAGCACAGATAAGAAGGTTGCTGTTTATGATTTGGGTGGCGGGACATTTGATATCTCTATTATTGAGATTGCAAACGTGGACGGTGAAACACAAATAGAAGTATTATCCACAAATGGAGACACCTCCCTGGGTGGGGAAGATTTTGATAATGAAATAATTAATTTCCTAGTTAGTGAGTTTAACAAGGAAAATGGCATAGATATAACAAATGATAAGATAGCATTGCAACGATTAAAAGAGGCCGCAGAAAAAGCCAAGGTGGAACTATCTACTTCTGGCCAAACTGATATTAATCTTCCATATATCACAGCTGATGCAACTGGTCCCAAACATCTCAATCTAAAAATTACTCAGTCCAAATTTGAATCCATGGTTGCGGGATTAATTAAAAGATCCATAGCTCCATGTAAGCTTGCCGTGGGTGACGCCGGTCTAAGCGTAAGTGATATCGATGAAGTTATTTTAGTGGGTGGGCAAACGCGCATGCCAGCAGTACAAACTGCTGTAGAAGAATTTTTTGGAAAAGCCCCCAGAAAGGATATCAATCCAGACGAAGCCGTGGCCGCTGGTGCTGCTATACAGGGTTCGGTACTGTCAGGCGACACCAACGATGTATTGCTTTTGGATGTTACTCCACTCTCACTGGGTTTGGAGACCCAGGGCGGCATCATGACAAAGTTGATAGAAAAAAACACAACCATACCCACTGCAAAATCACAGACTTTTAGCACTGCTGAAAATAATCAATCAGCAGTAACTATTCAGGTTGCGCAGGGGGAACGGGAATTTGTTAAGGATAATAAAGTTTTAGGTAAGTTTAACCTGGATGGTATACCACCCGCACCCAGAGGTGTACCGCAGATTGAGGTAAAATTTGATATCGACGCAAACGGTATTCTAAATGTGTCTGCAAAAGAGGCTACTACTGGTGTTGCACAGAATATTACAATTAAAGATTCTGGTGGGTTGAGCGAAACTGAGA